TCGTAAGCTACCTATTCGCTCACAAGACAGTGTATATCGTTGGCAGTTTAGTGACGATGGCCGTGATTTAGTCGGTGTTGAACAACAACTATCAACATTGAATGCTGCCCGTTATACCCCAGATATGTACAATGGTAAGATTGAAATACCCCGTAAAAGCTTCCTATTGTTTCGTACAGACATAGCTAAAGATAATCCAGAAGGTACGTCACCTTTAGTTGGTTGTTATACAGCATGGAAGTTTCGTACACAATTAGAAGAGATTGAAGCTGTTGGTTATAGCCGTAATATGGGTGGTGTACCTCATTTAGAGTTACATCCTAAGTACATGGCGGAAGATGCTAGTACAGCAGATAAAGCTGTTTATTCAATGTATCAAAAGATTATTACTAATCTACACAACAATGAACAAGCTGGTTTGATTACACCGTTGATGTACGATCCTGAGACGAAAATGCCTTACTTCAAGTTTAGCCTTCTCTCTGTTCAAAATAGTGGTAGCCAATATATTGATGCAGCTATCCAACGCTATGATAATAAAATACTAACAGCCCTCTTTTGTGATGTACTTCGCTTGGGGCAAGATGGCGTAGGTAGTTTTAGTCTAGCAGACAGCAAAACAACAATGTTGGCAATGGCCATTGAATCAAGATTACAAGAAATTCAAGACGTTCTAAACCAAGATTTAATACCTGATTTATTCAGACGTAATGGTTGGGACGATACAGAGTTTCCTAAGTTTGCTTATGGGGACATCGAAGAAGCTGATTTAGAAGTTATGTCTAAAGCTATCCAACGCCTAGCAGCTACAAGCTTGATTGCTAAAACACCCGAGAATGTTAATGCTATTGCTGAAATGGTGAAACTACCCTACCGCATTGATGCTAACACGACACAAGAAGAACTAGACACCATATTAGGTGCAGCTACTTCTAAGAGTGGTGAAGGGTTTAAATCGCCAAGCGGTGAAGGGACTCGTAAGAATACAGTAGCAGCTAATAACACCTCAGACCTTAATACGGAGAATGCAGCATAATGCCACAAAGTAATGTAAAGAAAAGTGTGGTTGAGGTGTTAGCTGATAAATTAGCTGTACTACTTACTAGCACATTTGGTTTAGATGGTAGTTCACTAAAAGAGACACAACCAACTGTTGAAGTAACTAAGGCTGTAGATGTAGACCAACGTAGAGCTATGTTTGTTGTATTAGCACCTAATGAAATTGATGAGCATGGCGACACTAACACAGAAGAGTGTGTTGAGAAAGCTTGTATCAGTTTTAATACCTTGTGTAATAAGGCTAACTTGTTTCATCGTATCAATACAGAGAAAGCTAAGATTGAACAATCCTTTATTACCCCTGTAGGCTTCACTACCGATACGGGTGTTGAGGTAAAGAAAGGGTCATGGCTTCAATGGTGGCAGTTCCCCGAAGGTGACACAGATAGTGAACTCTTGTGGACAATGGTTAAGAATAACGAAATACAAGGTGTCAGCATTGGTGCTACAGCCGTTTATCAGGAATTAAACAATGAGTGATGAAAAAGAACAAAAGAAGGCTAAACGTCTAGTACATGAATACCGATTTGACAAGCCTACACATCATGTAGCTTTGGTGCACTCTAGTCAAGGAGGGGCTGCCTCAGGATATACAGAAGCTTTAGTAATGAAATCTGTAGATGACATCTTAGATGCCGATATTGAAAAAGCTACAATGGTTAAAGTGACATTACCATTTGATGACTTCTTAGAGAAGTTCTTTAATATTTACAGTTATGAAGCTGAGGTATTAACAGCAATCTTAGGATTCAAAGATGAAGATGATATGTCTGAACAAGAAAAGAGTGATATGTCTTGGGAAGATTATAAAGCAGAGTGTGAGAAAGAGAAACAAGATTTTATTAACTCAGTAGAGATTTTAAAGTCTGTGAAAGATGGTAAAGAAACTATTCAAGATTTGAATGTGGCTTCCTTACTGTCCATTAGGAGTACACAAGCTAAGTTTGAAACTTATCTTGAGAAATCCAAAACGATTGGAAATCCAGTAAAACAAAGTAAAAAGGAGACTCCTGTGGATAAGGAAGTACAAAAAGCTAAGGATGAATTGAATACTGTTCAAGTTCAATTAGCTGAATTACAAAAAGCAAAAGAGGCAAGTGATAGTGCATTAGCAACAGCGTTAGCAGATGTACAGAAAGCTAAAGACGAAGTTGAAGTAATGAAGGCTGAGAAATTAGCTAACGTACAGGCAGCTCGTTTAGCACAATTAGAGGCTGTAAAGCCAAAAGAAGAAGCAGCAGAATTGTTTAAATCATTATCTCCGTTAGATGATGTTTCATTCGCTACTGTTATTAAGTCCTTTAAAAAGGATATGGTTCTTGAAGAAGAGTCATTGAAAGAGAAAGGAATCGCAGGTGGGGATTCTAAAGAAGCAAACGCTCTTGACGACGCATTTGCAAAAGTTTTCACAAAAGTAAAATAAGTCTAGGAGAAAGATATGGCTTCATTAGGATACGAAAGCACTCGGTACAGTGATGTAATTGCACATGAATACGCACCAGAGTTAGCGTTTTGCCGTGACGTTGTTACGGTGTACGAAGGCAGCGAAGTAACTTACCAAATTGGTACTGTTCTAGGTAAAACATTAGTAAGCGGCAGTGCAACAGCTACAGCAGGTACAAACACAGGTAATGGTACAATGGGTACTGTCACTGTTAGCGGCACAGCAGAAATTGGCACTTACACTTTACGCATTTCAAAAGCTGCCTCGAACGCAGGTGATTTTGTTGTGGTAAACCCAAGTGGTAATGTTATTGGTAATGGCACAGTTGCAGTAGCTTACAGTACTGGTGGCTTGGCATTCACTTTAGCTGACGGGTCAACTGACTTCGTTGTCGGTGACACATTCTCTATCGCTGTTACAGGTACAGTTAAGTATAAGCGTGTAGAAGCAACAGCAACAGACGGTAGCCAAAAAGCAGCAGCTATCTATGTAGGTGGTGTTACCCCTCAAACATCTTACAACAAATCTACTATCGCAGCAACTACTAACACAAGTGTTGTAGCCATTGTTCGTGGTAATGCTTTGTATAAGAAACAAGGTTTAGTATTTGGTGCATCTGTTGATACCCAAACTGAATTAGATGCAGCCTACGCTCAGTTAGAAGCTAAGGGTATTTTAGCTGTAGAACGGATTGGCACATTTGCCACTATTGGTTAATAAGGAGAATAAATAATGGCGAATATTATTCGTAGCTACTACGATGCCTACGGTTTGGATAGTTTAACAGAAAAGATTAATCTAGTGCCAAATACATGGGATACTATCAACCAGTTAGGAATTTTCCCTAGCACAGTTGAAGGTACTATCTCTGACTCTGTAGCAGTAGATTTGATTGAATCTAACCAACCAATCATTAAAGATATGGTTCGTGGTGTGCGTAATCAGTATGGCCGTGATGACAAACGCTCTAAGAAAACATGGGGTATTCCTCACTATAACTTAGACGATGTTGTTACCGCTAAGGATGTTAAAAACCGTGTTGCGTATGGTAAAGAGATTACCCCCGAAACTGTTGCAGAAGCAGTTATGCGTAAGATGGCTTCCATTCGTCGCGGTTGGGCGCAATTGCGCGAAACACAACGCGCCCAAATCCTAACAGATGGTACTGCGTACTGTCCAAACGGCACTATGTCTCTTAACTACTACACAGAATTTAGTGTAACCCGTAAAGAGATTGATATGGTTTGGGGTACTTCAACTTCTGATATTAAAGGTAAAGTTACAGAAGGTGTTAACCACATCTACGACAACGCTTTAACAGGCTTAGACCCCATCACTGGCTTTGTTGCTTTGTGTAACCCAACTTTCTTCGCTAACTTAGTGAACCATCCGAAGTTGATCGCAGCATACAACCAATATGCTTCTATTCCTGAACCTTTGCGTAATCGTTTGTCTAGCAACTTACCAATGGGTACGCAGACATTTGACTGGAACGGTGTGTTGTTTGTTGAGTATCGCGGCAAATTAGTTGATGGTACAGCATTGATTCCTGCTGGCGAAGCACGATTGATTCCGACAGGTGCTTTCGATATGTTCCGCTCCTTCGCTGCTCCGAGTGAGAAGTTAAGTGACGTGAATACAATGGGGCAAGAGATGTATATGTATCAATATTTAGACCCACATGATGAGGGTATCCTCATTCAGTCGGAATCTAACGTATTGAATGCCGTTGTTCGACCACAATGTATTGTGCGTTTATACTCATCTACCTAATAGGTTGGTGATAGAAGCCTCGAAAGGGGCTTCATTAATAATTAAATAAGAGTTGACTATAAAAACATTAAGAGTATAATATACCTTTTACTTAGAGGTATATATGGAAAGTTTAGTTCAGGGTATTGGCGTAAATAGTCAAGATATACCTACAAGGATTAATGGAAAACAGACTAAAGAATATAAGCTTTGGACAGATATGCTATTACGCTGTACTACAAAGTATTGGGATAAACACCCTACATATATTGATACAATTTGTTCAGAAAACTTTAAGTCTTATTCCTTCTTTTACAAGTGGTGTCAGCAGCAGGTTGGGTTTGGAAACGTAGGCAACGATAATAGAAAATGGCAAATAGATAAAGATTTGCTTGTTAAGAACAACACTACATACAGCGAAGAAGTTTGCATATTTCTACCTCAAGAAATAAATTCATTAACTATAGATAGACGGTTTGGCAGAGGGGAGTATCCTGTAGGTGTATATTTTGATAGTAAGTGGAAAAAGTATGTCTCTAGGTGCTGTGCTGGAAATGGTAATAAGATTTTTCTTGGAAGTTTCGATTGTCAGGTTGAGGCTTTTCAATCTTACAAAGCATTCAAAGAAGCCTACATCAAACAAGTACCTGAACAATACAAGTCACAAATCGACCATCGTGCCTACGAAGCTCTACTCAAATACGAAGTACAAATAGACGACTAACAGGCTAACAAATGTTAAGCCATAAACAAAAGGAAAAGATTTATGGCTTACACGAACAGTCCAGCAACGAGCGTGACAGACCGTCTTAGATTAAACGTAGGGGACATTCATTCAGTAGAAATACTAGACGATGAAACATACACCTACTACTACAATAAAAACGAACAGAACGAAAGACGAGCAACAAGAGATTTATTCACCGTATTATTGTTTGCACTGTCTCGTTATACACACGAGAAGGCAGGTCAAATTGAGGTGTGGGGTTCGGACTACTTCCGCAATTATTTAGACGCAGTCAAACTAGCAATCACTAACCCATCAATCGACTCTATCACAGCTATGCCTTTCGCTGGCGGTATATCACGTTCCGATATGGATACTAGAGCCTCTGATACAGACGCAGTAGATAAACCATTCTACATGGGCTGCACAGATGGTACTCCCTCTTACTTAAACAAAACCGTATTCGTTGCCACTGATTCTCAAACCTTGTGAGGTGTTAAATGAAGCGTGGAAATAAGTACGAGAACATGATTAAGACTGACTTGAAAGCCTTAGACTTATTAGAAAAAAGGTTTCAAGATGTCGCAGCTAAGAGTGTACGGTGGGGTTACTTCGATAGTAAATACGAACAAGGTGGTAGAGGGGGTAAGGACACTAGAGCAGGGCTTCCTGTAGCTGTATTAGCTTTATGGCACGAATACAGACTAGGTATGGGACAAGGTAATTATCCTCGTCGTCCGTTCTTCACAGATACATTCCCAATAGCTGCACAAGTTTGTAAGAACTTCGCACCATTTGTATATGGTCTAGCAGCTACAGGTAGAAGTAAAGATTCAATTCAAAATGCCTTCCAACATCGCTTATCAACCTTAGCTAAATTCATGTGCCGAGTTGTTCAGAAATCAATTGATGATGGTAACTTCACACCTCTTGCACAATCAACTATCAACGCTAAAGGACATGATAAGATATTACAAGAGACAGGTCAACTACGAAATAAAATTCAATGGATGATTTATAGCCGTAAAGCTTATGGTAAGAACAAAGAGAAGATTGGTAACGTAGGTGGTGGAACGGTTGAACGGTTAGAAACCTATGGTGATGGCTCATTAGACTTATCAAGCCAAGCGGTTAGAAAAGTTAGAAAAGCTACAGGTGCGTCAGGTAAAGGGAGGGCATAATGCTAACACCAATGTTCCTCTCTGTAGGAAGCACAACAGCAACAGTGAA